ATATCATTACCAGCACTTGTCATACTGTTAGCTATTTGGCCACCTTGAATTTCTTCGTCAGCAATGCCAAATATTTGTCTTTCTAGCTTGTTAGTGTCTATTAGAGGTGTTTTCCCTTGTCGCTGCATTCTAAATGCCTGGCTATATATAGGGCTTGCTGCCTCTGCTCTTGCCAGCTCCCTAACCTTCCTAGCTCTTATGGCGGCATTTCTAAACCTACCAGCCCCAGTTTCTACTATCTGCTCTGGCGCTATGGTGTTTATAAGCTCTGCTGTAACGTCAAACACCTCCTTGTTTTGTGCTTCGAGTGCCTTAGATGCTGTTCTTGTACTAGCCGAAAGTTGAGGCAGTAGCCTTTGCTTAAGAAGCTCCGAAGGGGTTAGTGTTTGCTGTGCTTGGAATATACCAACATTTTTCCCCGTGGCATCTCTTAAACTATTAACTGCGTCTTTTATCGAGTTTATATTACCCTCTACCGCTCCCAATGCTTCACGCTCTATACCTGCCTTTTTAGCCCGCAGCATTTCTCTTGCCCCTTGGAATGCGGGCTTGACAACCTCAGAAAGCCCGCCGGTCACAGCCGATATACCTGTGTCTAAAGGGCTTCTTTCCTGCCTTCCTAGCTCAACTCCAACTTCTTGAAGTCCTTGCTCTGTGGCACCAGCAGCCGCAGCCCCTATACCAAACTTAGCCGCTAGACTTTTACCAAGATTAGCTAATTTAGACGGTCCAATAAAAGCCAAAAGTTGCGCGTTAGCTGTGAATAGATCCTGCATTGAAAAACCGGGTCTATTTAAAACCGACCTTTCTATAGTCCCGTCTTCTTTCGGTATATTTATAAATGTTGATCCGTCCTGTGTTTTATCGAAAGTGGCTTGCGGGATATTCTGTTTAATTATCTCAAGCTGCGCCTTCTCATCAAATGTTGATAGCAGCCCTAATTGAGTAGCCGTGCTTTTTAGCGCCTCAGAAGTTTCGGCAAACTCAGGAGCCGTTCCTAATTCTGGCGTTGCAGCTATGCGGTCTGAACCTGTAAAAAAGTCCGCTATACCTGTCTCTGGTGGATTGATTTGACTTATTTGTTGTGTTACAGCATCAGCAGCAGCAGGGACTATCTCGCTTAATGGTTTAGCTGGCTCTACAGGCTCCGGTTTAGTCTCCTGTAATGCTGGGGCATCAGTAATAAAAGCGCCGGTATCTAAATCTATAATTCCTCTAGGCTTTTTTGGTTCTTCTTTAGTGCCGCCCAATGTAATATTTCCAGCTATATCGGGCTTGTCTTTTAAGACCTTACCTGAGCCCATATCAATGACAGCCATTATTTATTCAACCTTTTGATCGTCTCTTCAATGGTTAAGTTATTCTGAACTGCTGTGTCTTGTATGTCTTGTAGTGTAAATACACCTTTTTTAGTTTTTACCTCTTCCCCAAAGTTAAACCTGAAGGAGTCAGGATCGCCACCAGCCCTCATATGCTTTTTAAATTGCTTCACTTCTTGTTCGTTAAAAAACCGCGCTCTATCTAATGATTTCACCCTGGCAATATTAGATTCTTTTGAATTACCCAAGCTACCAGCTATAGATTCTGTAACACCGTACTCAAAATCTGTTGTTGGACCTTTGAATTTTTGCAATTGATCTAACGCTAAAGTTTTTAGAGTAGCATCAAGCACTGCCTCATCGGTTGAATCAATCCCTGGAAGCAATCTAGATAGCTTTAATTTTGCGCTACCTGTTAGTCCTTGGCTTGCGTTTTGGGACAGATTAAGCGCCTGCCGAAGTATGACCTCTGATCTAGCAGCGCCTCTATTCCTTTCGGACATCTCTTTAATAATATCTGAAGCCCTGCCAGCACTCGCAACCCCTGTTGCTTTATTTATAGCTGTCTTTACCGCAGTCTTTGACTCATCTTCTAGTGAAGGCCTAACAAAACCTGCCTGCCTTCCGAACTCCTCCGCATTAGTTATGTCTTGAGGCAATCCTGTTTTGTTAGCTATGTCTTTTAGTTGCTGAAAAGCAGCGAAGTCTTTTTGAGATGCTGTCCCAGATGTCGCAGTATTTTTACCAATGCCAGCTAAATGTCTAGACATCTCTGTAATATTATTTAGTGGGGCAGGGTTTCCATCTTGTGCAGCCTGTAAAGCCTGGAATAATCCCTGCTTGCTATCATCATCAAAGACAGAGGAATTTGAAACTTTCAATAAAAGGTCATCGCTAACATTAAAGCCCCCTGTTTGACCTGCTGTAACAAATGGCGCGACCGTATTCAAGAACTCAACAGCCTCAGCCTTGTCGCTTCTCGCCTTTTCCGCATCTTCAAAAGCCAGTTTGTTAGCCTTTAATTTTTGAAAAGACTCAGCATTGCCTAGCCCTCTCGTTATTGCTGCCCCTAAATCGGGAGCTTGAACACCTAACACTATTCTAGGATCAATCGCCATTATGTTATGACTCCGTAATTTACCATCTTGAATCCGCTTTTGTGTTCTAACACCGCGCCATCAATATGCTGAACCTCATCAGCCATCACCCCTTCAGAAGGCTGACCCCATACATAGTCATATGTATACCAGTTATTGCCGCCATTAGTTTTCCCGACAAATTTAATATTTCTTTTTAGTCGTCTATCAGATAATAACAAAGCGCCACCTATCCCCCCGGCTAAGTTCATAAAGTTTTGTGAGCCTTGAGACTGTGCGTTAGCTTGAGCTACGCTACCTGCCGCCTGAGCATTACCGATACCTGTCAGTAGGTTCGAGACATTAGCTCCGGTATTTATAGCTTGATTAGCCTGTCCTGCCGCACTAGCTTGGCCTTGAGAGGTTAAGAATTGTTGCTCTCCAAACCTTTGACCTCTAATGCCAAGATTGTTGGCGACTTCTCGTTGCTGTTCGTCTGACATAAAGCCTAAAGTTGCCAGACCAGAATCTACGCCAAAACCTAAAGCATTTTGAAGTTGTCCGAATCTTTGGTTTTGTGTCGCCATTCTGTTTTGTAAGTCTTGCTGGCCAAACTGATTACCTAATAATAACGACTCTCTTGCAAGTGCCGCCTCTGTTGATCCTGCTCCACGCTTACCTAATGCCGCAGCTCGATTTATAATATTTCTGCTGGCCTCTTCTTGATTAGCCTTAAAGAACGGGCTATTTAAAATATTAGGATCAAGCCCTTGTATATTTGATACAGCGCCCCTAATCTGTTGAGAGTTATCTAACGCGCCTCTGGCTAATAGATTGGCCGCAGGAACTCCACTTTCAGGACTTACTGTCGGCAATAGTGAAAGGAATTCACTACGAGCTAATGCCCTCTCTCCGGTATCGACAAACGGTTGTAAAGTTTCTTTTGCCTCAAGTCTTGCCGCTCTTGTTTCAGCTATTGCCGCTTCAGATGCAGCCGCTTGAGCGTTAACGCCATCTTGGATAGCGTCTTCCTGAGAGTCAGTATTAAGCCCTATCGCGCCTCCAACCTCACCAAAAAAACCCCCGCCGCTAAATAAACCCATAATATTACTCCTATGTGATTTTGGTTCCTGAGCAATTAGAATTTACATCAGTTCCAGCGTCTTGCTTGGCTTGCAGACTCATTCCTTCATCCAGCACCTCACCTTGAACCAGAACAACATTCCATTCCTTACCGCCGGGTATAGCCTTTTGTGTTAGCTCGTTAGTTATTGCTGGCGTTCCAGAATTCTCGACTATATAAACAGTTACTGTCCGAGTGGTTGCGCCGGTATTTCTAAAACTAAGCTTTCTTATTGTCTCTTTAGAGCCAGCAGATACCGCAGATATAAGAGGCTCCGCAACACTAGAAAGCTGGTTGTTATGAGAATAATTTTCAGGCTGTCTAGCCATGATCGACCTCTTATTTGGATGTTATATATGCGTCACAAGTAGACGGAGATCCTTCTGCTGTTGTAACTTTTAATCTAATATATTGCGCTATTGTATCAGCTTCTTTATACCCTATTCCTGTAACGATATGAGCTGAATCATGCCATGTAATACCGTCAGGGCTTATCTGTAGTGTAATGACGTGCGTTGTATGACTTCCAGATGCAGCGCTAATATAAATTCCTACCGCTTTATTGCCGTTTATATATAAATGATCACAAACATCGCCTAAATTATTACTATCAAGCCCTGTTATTTGTTTTTCGCTATAGTCGCCGTGAGAAGAAGAACTTACCATTACATCACCGTTGTATATATCGTTGTAGTACCATTTCTGGCTATCGCGCTCACCTCTATATCAGTCCTTACATAATCCAAAACAAGCTCCGTGGTTGTCCCCTTATAGAGTATAAACCCCTCTTTATTATTTCCTGTGGCTGCTGAATACATACGGATAAATGCATCCTGATTACCGTCATTAGTCATAATCAGAATGGAGTGTTCTTTTGCCAGTGTTACCAGCGCAATAGCTGTCACCCCATCAACAGATACAGGCGCGGTAATAGTAGGCGAGTCATTAAAATTATAAGCTTTTCCTACAAATATTGTCATTCATCCACCACTAGCAATTGAAAAACAAAAAACCCTGATGTCAATGGATTCTCAGATATCGCCTTTACCCTTACATCTGTTTTAGCTAAAAGCGGCCCTAAAGGTTTTGGCTGGAATTGCGCGAACTGCTCATATATTTCCACCGGGAAGTTGTCCACAAAAATACCATTATCTGCTTCTGTGAATTGCGTTGTAATTATAATGTCTTTGTTTTTGCGTATTGGCGCACAAGCATAAACAAGATAGGCGCGTTTTCCTGCCTCTACAGTGTAATGTGCTTGTTTTGCTAATATGCTACCGGAACCAATATAAGACCTAACTGCACCGCCACTGGTATTTCTTATCGTAATATTTCCAGCATTAGCGCCACCACTTCCAACTGTTGAGACCCTAATACCGTTCGACGTATCGCTAGAATCAATGCCAGGGTATGGCCTGAAAGCAGATGTTGACGTAAATAATACTGGCGTGGTGCCATTTAATGTAAGTGTTTCTTTTTGCAGAACATAGCTATCATCAAGAAAAGGAACCTCAACAGTCCTTGCTCCAGTTCCCGCAGATGTATCGTTCACATCATCACTAAGAATCTCCCATGTCTCACCAGCCACCGGATAAACCATGTCAGAGGAATAATGCCAAAGATCGACCAATATGGAGCCTACCTCTGGATTAGAGCATCTTATAGTTACCAGCTTTTCTCCTGTTATGTTGCCTTTGGCCACCTCAGTGTAATAGTCTGTTGATCCAAAATGACTCATATGATAGACCACGCATCAAGAGAGGTTGTATAGACGATTAAGGGGCAATCATACTGACTAATAATAGCCTTAGTGGTTTCCCCGTCGATACCTTTAGAGGACGATACGTAAACTTTTCCGGTATTGGCTCTCTTGATATAAATTCTCTCAAGCTCGTCTGGCGTTAAGTTAGCCGTAATTGTTATGTCTGCGGTGTTATTGCAGATAATTAACTGGCTGCCTGTGGTTGTAAAGTCAGACGTAACTGTAATTAGTTCGGGACATATCCACGAATCATTAAAATACAGCCGGTCATCAATACCAACCATTAGCTCTATCTCATCGTCAGTGCCAGTCAAAGAAGACCCTATTTTATTCTCTAATTCCTCTATTCGGTCTAATGCATCAGATAAAAGAGTAGAGTCTATTTTATTTTGTAGATCTTCAATATCGCCAGGGTCAAACGATTGAAGGCCCGGCTCATATAGCTCGCCTATTTGAACCTCATCAATCCCATCATTAGCGCCACCCGTTCTCCGGTAAAGCTGATAAACAGAAAAAGAAAGCTCATTGAGGAACTGGAAGGCATCAGGGCTTAACTTCTCAGCTATTGAAGGTGGAACTTTTAAAGGTGGGATGTTTACATTAATAGCCATATGGTTTCACCCATAACGCCGCAGCTCTAAGGCTAAAAAAGTTTGGATCGCTTGTTGTGATTCTAAAGACCCCCTCATAAAATGACTGTGTTAAATAATATTCTATCTTTTGCTGAAACTGGCCAGCCCTGCCGACGTTGATGATCTGCATCGCCTGAAAGGTCTTTCCGCCATCAGCGGAGAACTCCACCATTATCTTTGGATCTTCCTTGTCTGAATTCCCCACTCCGCGCTCCATCATCAACTCAAACTTATTCATAAGCAATCTTTGGCCTGGCTGCTTAAAGCGCTCACTGGATATTGTCGGTAGAACTCTTACCCTGTTGATAGTTTGATTAGCGTCTGTGTAGGTATCTAGGTCCAGCTCATGTACAGACCCGTTCCTGTAGTCTGCTATAAGGTTTTTGCCGTAGCATCTGGCAAAACTATTGGCTAAGTGCCTTCCTCCACCTATACCAAAACTTAAGGTCGTCCAGACGTTATTTGTCTCTGAATATAAAAAAGATTTATCACCGGCGGGGAAACTAAGTAGGTAAAAATCTTGGTTTTCAATCGAAAAGCAAAACCCTTTGGCATCTGAAGTTATAGAAAGCTTTGTTATCTCGGTTACTATTTCAGGTGTTGATATAGATTGCTCTTGTGAGTTCTTCAGTCTGTAGACCTTCAGGTCATCAGCTAATAAATAAATGAAATTATCGCTATTACATACAGAATGAGTGGCTCCTAGTCCTATTTTTATAGACCCGCCATCAAGCCTATCGAACGGCGGTTTGCCTTCCCCTGAATTATACCAGCGCTCTGTGTTATCCGTTGTCATTAGATAAAGAAAATCTTCAAAGACATAAGGCCTAAGCAGTTCGCCGGGCGTAGCCTCTGCGCTCGCATAGTTAAAACTTTCAAGGTTTGACCCATCGCCAACCTCACTAACACCAAACCTGGACCCATCGCCATCATAGATAAATTGGCCGTTTAGATATGTCACCGCGGAAGGGCTTTCAAAGTCTGTATCTGTAACTATTGATAAACTAACGCCATCATACTTATAAAGAGTGCCGCCGGTAGCGATAAACATATCAACACCGTCATCCGCCATAATGACAGGATCACCCCCACCGATAAAGCCAAGATTAACCGCAGATCCGGTATTTGAAACTTTAAACAGACTAGCACCAGAAACTTTATATAACTCATCTTTAAAGCAATGCATTCCCCTATCAGCATTAGATGTTGATAAGTCTATATGGAATAGTTTAGCGCCGGGGAATGGCTGTAATAGCGTTCCATTTTCGGTCGCTTCTATATAATAGTTTTGTGTGTCAGCACTAGAGAATTGACTAGACCTGTTCTTGGCAGTCCCCCCAGCTAGATTTAAATCTAACCGTTTGAAAGCGCTCATGGTGTCGTGCCTTCTGTTCGAATTGCTGGAGCTGGACCATATCGACCTTTCTTTGAATTCTTGTTAGCTCCCCTAATCGCAGAATAGAACTCTGATTTATGTATTGCCGCCTGCTCTGTCTCCGTAGACCACTTAAACAGGTTATATAGAGCGCCATGTAAATAAATGCCGGGGAATTCAGAAAGAATATCATTTACCGGATTAGCATCACTAAGCCCTGTTAGCCGCCTGAAATATTGCATCTCAATTGTATAATCGCTATCTGGAACCCGGTCAAATTCAATTTGAGAAGTAACGCTAAAAAATACAGGGGTGCCGCTAACGCCTGACGGATTGAGCTGCTCCGGAGCTAAAAAAGAAATATCTTTATCTCTACCAGACAGTCTTAGCTTTAATCGCCGCATCTCTATGAAGCCCTCCGGCAAGGCTAGAAACCTTTCAGAGGTGCTTGTGACAGCCGTAGCTCTCGCTTCCATCTGTCTTATTCTAATTGGGTGTTCTGGGTGGCTGTACATTTCAGCCTCAGCCAAAGATATATAATCATCTAGCCGTAGATCGGTCATATCGCTACGATGCGCCCAATCTTTTATAGCTGCTTTTAAATTCGAATAATTATCTAATGCCATCTATATTCGACCTTCTTTAGTCCGTAATTTTGCCCAGTCTTTGTTGTTCAATCGAGCTATTAACCAAGGTCTATTATTTTTGTCTAAAGGGTCGCTACCTATCTCCTTTCGCCATTGCTCTAAGACAACCAAGGGTATCGACGCGATTTTATGCACCTCACCTTTCCAACCCTGCCGCCCCTCTGTGCGATCAAGATTGTTTTGCCTTAAATATGGAGCAACATCTTGCACAACTTTGATGTGCGATTTCTTTTCCATGTCATCAAAAAAGAACTGTTCTACCATATCTCCATCGCTTGATAAGTAACGACCCTTCATATTTACCTCTTTATTACGATTATTCCAGACACGACCACTGTATTAGTGGATGCACCGTTGGTTTCAATCTCAATAGCATCACCAGCTGCAACAGTCCTTGCACTCGTTGGCCTAGCCACATCAGTATCACCAGCAGCGCTACCCGATTGCGCAATAGTTACTACTCCGCCAGTTACCGCAGTCCCGCCGATTTTAGCAGTTAGAACAGCATCAGCAGTATCTATAGTGCCATTTAGCGCCGTTCGTATCTCGACAATCTCACCGGCCTGCTCATCGCCAATAGGCACATAAACTTGCCCAAGGGTTGAAACATCAGCTAAGTAAAAAGGAATAACCACATTATTTAGGTTAAAAGTACTCATATTTATCTCCTAAAAAAAGGGGCCGAAGCCCCAGGGGTTATGATGTGGTGAGATCAAATACGCCAGCACTTGAAGCTTCATTCTGAGCCTCTAGTGTTGCTTCGATCAATAACTGCTTACGGTCTGTATCGCCGGTCTTAGCCAGATCAAAAGTCTGAAAGTCCCGTAATACAGCCAGCTTCCACATAGTGGTATCTAAGATGATTGCCGAGCGTGAACGAACATGACGAGAATAAACAACATCAATAACGCCAAAGTCGCTCATATAGAGATCCACCGCGTTCACTAGCTGCTTACTTGTCGCCTCGATAGTCCGAGTTGCCCCGCCACTAAATGCGCTCATAGCTTGTTTGTTAAAGCTACCCACATAAATAGTATCTGGCTCTCCACCTGCATCTGCCGCAGCCGCTAAAGCTGTTTTTAGTTGAGTCTCGGTGAATGCTCGCTGAGTACCATCAACTCTCGCGTCAGTACCATCACCTGTCGGCGATGTACCTACATGATCATCATTTGTTGCAATGTAAGACTCGATACCGCCCATTTCTCTCGCCGTAGAATCATCGCCAGCAACCTGAGCATTGTTAGCAAACATAGACGTTTCTAAGTCTGTTTTCAGCTCCTTGCCGCGCTTCATGATCTGGTAATCCATTTCATCAGCTCTACCCGCTGAATCCATAGCCGACTGTGTACCAGTCACTCGTGGGACTTTATCTAATATCTGCGTGTAGTTATACACTCGACTTGTGGCTGTTGATGCGTCTGTGGTTGCGTCATCGCCTTCAATTACAGCATTAGTACCACTAGGACTTGCTAGGGTATCTAGCTGCCATTCATGCTTGGTAGATGTGGATGTGGTCTTTCCAATTTTTGAAAGAAGTGGAGTGGAAGAAGGTGAGATCATGTGAATTAAATCACTAAGATCTTCACGGTTTCCTACCGCATCGTATGTGCTAAAAGTATCTGCTGGTTGTGTCATTTTAAGAGCCTCTCATAAGTTTCATTGCAGCTAAAATATCATCTGGATTGCCAGACTTTCTTGCCTTCGACTTTGCATCATCAATTGCAGTTGCTCGCGTAGGCTTTTTAGCTTTTCCCGGTTTAATAACTTTTGGCGCTTTGGTTACTTTTTTACTAACCTTGGCGTTTTTTTTCTGTAGTCGGGCATATTTAGCAGCGTCTAAAAGGGTAATCATGTCCAGATGGTTCGAAATGCTATTAACCTTTTCTTGGCTAATGCCTTTTGACACCACATAATCATTGATCAGAGTTATATCGGCTTCCCGTTGTTTAGCATCTTGCCAAGTCGGTAGAGCCGCTAATAACTTCTCCTGCTCTTTGAGCATATTTTCCTGGACTTCAATATCTTTAGCAGCCTTTCGATGCTCTTTAGCTTCCTTGGCCGCCTTTCTCCTCTTATCTTGCTCTGCTTTGTGTCGCTGGAACTTTGGAAAATCATCGTCATAAACGGGTAATCCATCGTCTCCAACTTCCCAGTCTACATCCTTAGGGGTGTCTAACATGCCCTCCATATCGGCGATAAGTTTATCTAAGCTTGTAGATTTCTCTTTCAAACTTAACTTATCCGCCTCTAAATCTTTCAGGCTTGCTGCTACTCCTTGAGTTTTTTTTGTGTAGTCAGACTGTCGAAGATAACCGTTTTTCCAGTCCATAACCTGCTCAAGACTGATCTCTTCTCCGTCAATTTCGTAGAATAGAGATTCCTCGCTGGTTTGAACTTCTTCGTTATCTTGTTCGTCATCTTCATCACTAGCGATTATTTCAGGCTCTAATTCTTCCGAGTCTTCATCATCACTATCAACCTCCTCCGAGGCATCGACAGCATCAAGCTCACCGGTTGGCTCTTCTTGCTCCGGTTCGCGAATTGCTCTCATTTTATCGAGAATTAACTTCTCGTTTTGTACTTCAGTGTTTAATGGGTCCATTTTGGTTGTCCATTCGGGTTAATTTAAGCTACGCTGTTTGGTAGATTTTTATTATAAAGAATAACTTTTCCTTCCTGCATAAACTTTCTCAGTGTTTTTTCGATAGACTCAACTGCTTTTGTTTTTCGCCAAATCTCATCTCTATCTTCTGTCGTATCGCAGTCTATAAAAGCCTTGTAAAGCTCACCTTTAACAGCCGTTATAGCTTGGATATAGGCAGGATTATCGAGAATTTGGCTAGTTAAATCTGCTCTATTTAGTGTTTCTCGCTCGTTACCCATTTAAACCCTGCCCCGGAATGTTTGTAGATTCCTCTAGCTCTAGTTTCGTGTAATCAAAGTTCATTTTTTCACTAAACTGTCTCATCTGTTCTTTGATTTTCAATAGTTCAATCTCTGCCTTACCTTGCGCCTCTATCAATTTAGCCTGAGCGCCAACCTTCTCAGCCTCTGCTAGAGGATTGTTTTGTACTTGTGCTTGTAGTTGCTCAACCATGCCCATTAGCTGTTCATTCTGAGCTAGTAATATTTCGTCTGGCCGCTCTACATTGTTAAATACTTCATCAACACGCTCAATACCCATCGAGTTGACAACTTTTTTAAGCACGTTATAAATTTTAGCGTCATCAGTAAGACTGGACCCTCTAGCTTTTAGTTGCTCATGTATAGATAGCAATGCAGCCATATTGTTAACGGTGTCTTCATCGTCTCCGGACGCTAAGCCGACATTGGAAGTAATGCTGTGGTTGTGTCTCCACATCCGAGGATCGACAGTAATAGGTTTACCTAAGACCATAATTTCTTTTTTAGAATTTTGATAATGCGAAACCATCCACGCAAGACCATTATATAGCTGCTTAAAACCTGTCTCCGCAAAACCCCTGGCTACTAGCTCTATCTTTGCAGCGCCAGAATCTTGTATGCCTTGAAACCTAGTGGCAGTCTCGTTGTAAAGCTTATCGGCATCTAGCCCCTGATTTGATAGCTGATTGCCTGTTGATTTAGCATTAACGCTGTCAACATACTGGATGATCTGTAGCGCTTTATCACCAATATATGGTGTTTCGAGTTGAGCCACTGCCATTCTTGGATCAACAGAATCTGTTCTAACAACTCCACCATTAGCCCTATTAGTCAGCAGGTCGTCGATGTTAGTTACTTCATCATTGATAACAACTCGACCGCTATTAACTCGATAGATATTATTAAGCGATTGCCTGAACAGCGTAGACTTAACTAGTTGAGTCTGAACTGTTATCTCAGCACGACTACGACCGATGACAGAGTTAGGCATAAGGATTGAAGAAAGAATCGCATAGGGAACAATCTCAAACTGTTCGTTTTCAAGAATCTCATTCCCTGCCATTAATATTTTTCTGCGCTCTGGTATTCCATCACCGTCGAAGTCCACCCGAAGGTAGAGCGTATACAGCTGAACCTCTACAGATGCCCAATGCTGTATAGGGTCATCGTTAAGATCGCCACCTTGACCTTTAAAGCGGATCTCTTTCATATTTGATTGTTTGTCTGATTCTTCTTTACCAGGTAATCGTCTAACTATATCTTCATCAAAACCCGCCGCTATCAAATCACCCCGCGAAGGGTATGAGATATGGCCGACCAACTCAGCGTCTTCAAGTGAAGTGGCGTTTCTTGAAAGCAGAAAGTTTTCCGTCTCAATATTATTTATTTTAAAATCTTTGACTTCTTGAGTTATTTTAAAGCGTACATATATCCCATCTTCAGAATCCATGTTCTGGCCAACAACCTCTATGGAATCAATATTATCGTCAGTGGTAAGGTCTTCCATGAGAACTGTTAGCTCATCAGAAGAAAGCCCGTCATATTCCAGTTCCTTAACCCGCTCATCCTCACAATACTCGAAATTAACTACACCGCATTTTTGTATCTCTGCGTCCTTCATCCAATCGAATATAGTTTTGAATGAGTCGGCTTGGTTTCTTACAATCCAGTTAATATACTCTGTCTTCTCTTCGGCTTCAGATATGTCTCGCTCTGAAGAAGTGTTCGGCTCAAACTTCATAATATCTTGAGAGCCAAGAAAGATCCTAACAAGGCTAGGCATATCAGAATCTACAACATCAGCAACATCTGTGCTTATAACACTAGATTCTCCTTCGACCTCATTTCCGAAAGGTTCGCCCATGTAGTAGCGAAGAAATTTTTCATTTTGTTTTATAAAGTCGCCCTGATCTTTAACGACATCCGTTTTGGCATCGTTAACAATGGCTTTAAGCTCATTTTGAGACATCTCTTCCATTATTTTAAGCCTATTTTCTCGCAGTTCTTTTTTGTGTTTTCTCTATAACGGGGTCAGGATCAGATACGCCAGCGACCTTTCTAGGCTCGGTATTAAGTTTATTGCAGATACGCTCAAGCTTCTCAATTCTTGCGCGTAAATCATTAACCTCGCCTTGTAGTTTTATACTCATACTATTGACACCTTATCATATTTGATTTTATCCCACTTTTTCCTAACTTGTGGTGTGTACATATTCATCATCATACAGTCAAAACGATTAGGTGATTCTATACCCATACGCTTCATTTCTTGCTTGCCGACTATCTGTCGAAGCCCTGTATTGCTATAAAGTTTTTCAGGAACCCTACACACCTCAGACTTTAAGCCCTCTATATCTTCAACCCCATCAGAGTCAATACTTATCATGTCGTCAGGGCTTATATACTCGCCCTTAATAACACATCTGTAAGTATTATAAAACCGATCTGCGAGCCTTATAGAGAATTGCGAGCGGTTATTGAGAAAAGTTTCCTTATATGTTTTCGACTCTTTTAGATTCTCGCCTTCAATTTGCTGATAGATTTTATCGGCATTATCTTGTCCGCTACCCGACAGAGCGCCGCTAAAAATATGATATTTAGTCTTCATACCCTTAAACGCTTGGGATACCTGGAACTTAAGACCTGTGCCCATACCGTCGCCATCCCATACAAAATGATCTGCCTTATCTGTTATTGCTAGATCAGTTGCCCACTTACAGCCCTCATCAATCTCACCATCTTCCTTATGACAAATCCTGGTAAATATAGACCCATGCCGACATGAATAACCTTTCGGGTCTTTGCCGGTATCAGAGGGATCGTGAGTAGAAACAATCGCGCCTAAAGGCTCAAATACTTTCTTGAGTTTCTCTATCTTATGAGCATCAACAGCAGCATCAAACCACTCTGACTTAATTATTGAACCTTCAACCTCATCCATATACTCCCCCAACCACTTATGATCATAGGCAGCTCTTGATAGTCGCGCATAATCATCTAGTCTCTCAACTTCTAAGCCGCTCGCAAGGAACCAAGACTTAGGCATGTCGGTATAATTCATCTGGACAATCATTACTGATTCGTCCTCATAATATCCACAACGCTTTAACTCTGTCTCTGCCCTTGCCAACCATTTCTTGGCAACAGCGCCAGTTCTTGCCCCCCGGTTCATTGTGATAATAATCTCTGGCATCTTAACGTCTTCACCAGCTATCAACCTTTCAGAATCCGTGGCATTGAGCCGGACAGATGCAGTCAATACGCGCAGAGTATTCGCAGATATATCCTCCCCTTCCTCGATCCATAAGCCATCGACACCAGACAAAGTGGATTTAAGTGAAGTTATATTGCGCGCGAGTCCTCTATAAAAAGTTCTGCCACCGCTAGTGATATGCGTTATCGACGTTTTTGTATCTTCAAAATTATCAAAGCCAAGCCGGGTTACTTCATCAAGTATTGTCCTGTGTACAGATTCTTCTATTGAATTTTGATTCTCACGAGCGCAACACCAAAGCTCCCCAGTAGAAACCTTAGCAGCAACATAGTCAGCGATACCTGTGCTTTTAGTGCTACCTCTGCCGCCAACGATTATTTTTATTCTTTTTGGTTTAGTGAAGATGGGATAAAGGTTTTTAACATACTCGATATTAATCATCTGGACCTACCGG